TATGATAGACCCCATTAATACATTATCAGCCCGTGAATATGACGCGGTGGTGTTTGTCGGACCTGCGCGAACCGGGAAAACCGAAGGGCTGATTGATGGCTGGATTGTGTACGGCATCATCTGTGATCCGGCTGACATGCTGGTGGTGCAGATGACCGAGACGAAGGCGCGTGAGCATTCCAGAACGCGTCTTTCCAGGACGTTTCGCCACAGCCCGGAGGTCTGCAAACGCCTCAGCCCCTCCCGTAATGACAACAACGTCCACGATAAAATGTTTCTTGACGGCTCATTCCTGAAAATTGGCTGGCCGTCGATCACCGTATTTTCCTCCTCGGATTACCGTCGTGTGGCGCTGACGGATTATGACCGTTTCCCTGAAAACGTGGACGGTGAAGGGGATGCCTTCACGCTGGCATCAAAGCGTACCACCACCTTTATGTCCTCGGGGATGACCCTGGTTGAGAGTTCACCGGGGCGGGATATCACCGATACCAAATGGCGTTGTGGTGGCGCACATGAGGCACCGCCAACAACGGGGATCCTGTCACTGTATAACCGGGGAGACCGCCGCCGGTGGTACTGGCCGTGTCCGCACTGCGGGGAATATTTTCAGCCGGTGATGGATAACATGACCGGTTACCGGAATAACCCTGATTTTGTGGCTGCCGGGCAGGCGGCCCGCCTGATGTGTCCGCACTGCCGCGGCCTGATTGCTCCGGAACAGAAGCGTGAACTGAATAACCAGGGGATCTGGCTGCGGGAAGGCGAACGGGCAGCGGCGGATGGCAGTATCACCGGGACCCCTCGAAATTCCAGAATAGCAAGTTTCTGGATGGAGGGGCCGGCTGCGGCGTTTCAGACCTGGGAACAACTGATTTTTAAGCTGCTGGCGGCAGAAGAAGAGTATGAGCGAACCGGCAGTGAAGAGACCCTGAAAGCGGTGGTGAACACCGATATCGGACGACCCTATCTGCCCCGTTCAGCCACGGAACAGCGTAAAAGTGAACTGCTTGAACAGCGTGCCGAGCCGTTTCCCCGGCGATCTGTGCCGGATGGTGTGCGTTTTATTGAGGCAACGGTTGACGTACAGGGCGGTAAAAATCGCCGTTTTGTTGTGCAGATCACCGGATACGGAGAGCAGGGGGAACGCTGGATTGTTGATCGCTACAACATCCGGCATTCACTGCGCTGCAGTCCCAACGGTGAAAGTCTGCCGGTTGATCCGGCGGCATATCCGGAGGACTGGGATTTGTTGCTGACGGATGTGTTCCATAAAACATGGCCGCTGGCTTCTGATCCGGATGTGCGCATGCGTCTGATGGCCATGGCGGTGGATACGGGAGGGGAAGCCGGGGTGACAGATAACGCCTATCGTTTCTGGCGTCGTTGCCGGAGTGACGGACTGGGCAACAGGGTGTTTCTGTTCAAGGGGGATGGTCTTCGCCGTGACAGGCTGATTAACCGTACCTTCCCGGATAATACCGGCAGAAGTGCCCGCCGTGCCAGAGCCAGTGGCGATGTCGCGCTGTGGCTGGTTCAGACGGATGCGTTTAAGGACCGTGTAAATAATGCCCTGTGGCGTGACACACCAGGGCCGAACTATATCCACTTTCCCGACTGGCTGGGGCGGTGGTTTTACGATGAGCTGACCTATGAAGAGCGCGGCAGTGACGGAAAATGGCGAAAACCGGGCAGGGGCGCTAACGAGGCGTTTGACCTGCTGGTTTATGCGGATGCGCTTGCCGTTCTGCATGGTTACGAAAAGATCCGCTGGCCCTCCGCACCGGACTGGGCACAGCGGGAAACGTGGCTCGTCTTCCCGCAGGAGCGTTCTGGTGAAACGGTATCCCCGGAACTGATGGCCGGGGCAGAAAAACGCCGTCGCCGGAAGAAAAAACTGCGGACGGAGCGTGCGGAAGATAATCCATGGATAACATCAGGAGGCTGGTTGTGAGCACAGAAGAAGCCAGAGAAATGATACAGCGGTACCGTGAAGCGGAAATGACCGTACTGGAGGGGAAGTCTGTCACCTTCAACGGACAGCAACTGACGCTGGAAAGCCTTTCTCAGATCCGCGCCGGACGTCAGGAGTGGGAACGCAGGCTTGCCGCGATGGTGAGCCGCAGGCGGGGAAAACCGGGATTTAAACTGGCGAGGTTTTAATGGCAATTATTGATGATGTGATAGGCGTGTTTTCCCCCGGGTGGAAAGCAGCCAGACTGCGTTCAAGGGCGTTAATCATGGCCTATGAGGCGGTGAAACCGACCCGGACACATAAAGCCCGGCGGGAAAATCGCTCTGCTGATCAGCTCAGTAAATACGGTGCGGTTTCCCTGCGGGAGCAGGCCCGTTTTCTGGATATCAATCATGACCTGGTGATTGGTGTGTTTGACAAGCTGGAAGAGCGGGTGATTGGTGCCAGGGGAATTATTGTGGAGCCTCAGCCATTACGAAAAAACGGGGAAATGGCGGCTGAGCTGGCTGCGGATATCCGCCGTTTGTGGGCTGAATGGTCCGTGAGTCCGGATGTGACAGGGCAGTATACCCGTCCTGTGCTTGAACGTTTACTGCTGCGGACCTGGCTGCGGGATGGTGAAGTGTTTGCGCAGATGGTCAGTGGTGCGGGAAACGGTCTGGAACGGACGGCGGGAGTGCCATTCTGGCTTGAGGCGATGGAGCCGGATTTTGTTCCCATGCGCACTGATGAATCCGCCGAGCTGAATCAGGGGGTTTTTCTTGATGAGTGGGGAAGACCGAAAAAATATCTGGTTTATAAAAATTATCCGGTCAGCGGCCGGCAGAGTGATACGAAAGAAATCGCTGCCGGAAAAATGATCCACCTGAAGTTCACTCGTCGTCTGCACCAGACGCGAGGCTCATCCATGTTATCGGGGGTGCTGATGCGGATCAGTGCCCTTAAGGAGTATGAGGATGCGGAACTGACAGCGGCGCGTATTGCTGCGGCGCTGGGACTGTATATCCGTAAAGGTGACGGACAGGACTATGAAGATCCGGGGAGCAAAGAGACCGAGCGGGAAGTCCATATCACCCCGGGTATTATTTATGACGATTTGCGCAAGGGCGAGGATATCGGCATGGTCAAATCTGACCGTCCCAATCCCAACCTTGAAACTTTCCGCAACGGCCAGTTGCGTGCAGTGGCAGCAGGCAGTCGTCTGAGTTTTTCCAGTGCGGCGCGTAACTATAACGGCACCTACAGCGCCCAGCGGCAGGAGCTGGTCGAGTCCACGGATGGTTACCTGATCCTGCAGGACTGTTTTATTGGCGCGGTAACCCGCCCGGTGTACCGGACATGGCTGAATATGGTGGTTGCGGCAGGTCTGCTGAAAATTCCGGCGGATGTGGAGATGAAAACGCTATATAACGCGACGTATTCCGGTCCGGTGATGCCGTGGATCGACCCGGTTAAGGAAGCTGAAGCCTGGAGAATTCAGATCCGGGGTGGTGCAGCGACAGAATCTGACTGGGTGCGTGCTGGTGGGCGCAATCCGGATGAGGTCAAACGTCGCCGCAAGGCTGAAATTGATGAAAACAGCAGACTGGGGCTGGTCTTTGATACTGACCCCGTCAACGACAAAGGAGGCAACAGTGCCGGAACTGAACAACAGCGTCAGCAGGCCACCGACAGCCAGCATGAAGAATAAATCCTGGTTCAGGATGCTGGCGGGTAGTCAGGGTGAGGCGGATATTTATATTTATGACGAGATTGGTTTCTGGGGAGTTACCGCGAAGCAGTTTGTCAGCGAACTGAATGCACTGGGTGATATCACCCACATTAATCTCCATATCAATTCACCGGGTGGCGATGTCTTTGAAGGCATCGCCATTTTTAATGCCCTGAAAAATCAGGGGGCGACCATTACCGTGTATGTGGATGGCGTTGCCGCCTCGATGGCATCTGTGATTGCGATGGCCGGTGATACGGTCATTATGCCGGAAAATGCCTTCATGATGATCCATAAGCCATGGGGATTCAGTGGCGGGGATGCTGAGGATATGCGCAGTTATGCCGATTTGCTGGATAAAGTCGAATCGGTACTGTTGCCAGCCTATGCGCAGAAAACCGGAAAAACCACCGATGAAATTGCCGCCATGCTGGCGGATGAAACCTGGATGTCCGGTGCCGAATGTCTGGCACACGGATTTGCTGACCAGGTGACACCCGCTGTTGAGGCAATGGCATGTATTCAGTCAAACGTACAG